AAATTTTTGGTGATTCAGGTGTGGGTAAATCTTCTATTGTCCTATTTTTATATAAACTTTTCGCTTTGAATTGTAGGTCCACTTCAATTGGACCATTGAATGAGAGTGACGAGTGTTTATATAAACGTGAAAGTCTGGAAGAATTTTGGTCAACTTATAGAGAGTCCATGTGGGCTATTTGGTTGGATGACATAGCTGCATTCCATCCGAAGGCCTTGGGTGAAATTGATCCAGGGTTGAAGGAAACGCTGCTACTTATTAACAATGCACCATTCATTACAAATCAAGCCGAATTAGCTTCTAAAGGTAAAATTCCTGCTAGACCATTGTTTCTCGTGGCTACTACGAACAATGAGAATCTTAATGCGGCGAATTATTTTTGCAATGATGAGGCAGTTTTGAGGAGATACAAGTACGTTATTGAACCTCTACTGAAGCCAGAGTTCACCGATCCTATAACAGGACAATTGAATCCAGGTGGAGGACCTCCAAGGACGGACTATTGGACTTTTCGCATTAAACAGCGAAACTTTAAGATGGTCGCCAATCAGCGAGTATTACAAACCCAAATTGTTGAATTTGAGGGGTCGCTGATGGATGGAGTCTCGGTTCAAGTACTTGAGCGTTGGTTTAAGACTGCAGTCCATAATTGGGATAGAGAGCAGCTTAATTTTAAGTGCGCTCAACAGAATATCCTGAGCATGGAACTCTGCGCGAGTTGTAATCAGACTACACTCAATTGTCTGTGTATGACGGCCCAGGGATTTTTCCTATCCTTTGGACTGGGTATGTTGTTGATGTATGTCTACCTTAGGGCTGACAATATCATTGCGTATGCCTCACGTTATATCATGAAACAGAAATGTCGTTCTTTACGACTTCAGATGATTAATAGAGTGTACGCTCGAGATACCAGAACACAACTGCAGAAGTATGGTGATGTGATGCGAGAGTATCACAATCTTCCTATTGCTTTGATTTCAGTTGGTTTAGCTTTGGGAGCTTCCTGGAAGATTTATAATTCTTCACAGGAAATAAAGAAGTTGACGGCTCAGGGGCAGTTTTACCCCAAACCTCGCGAAAATGAACGTCTGAATGTGTGGGGGCCTCGTAATGAAGTCAATACAACTTTCTTTAGTCCCACCAGTTCTTCCAACATTACTAAGGAGCAGCTTCTGAACCGTTTGAGGAAGGCTATTGCTAAAGTTCAGTTTGCCGAGCGTGCTGATGGTATGCAGGAAGTTTCCGTATCTCATTTATTTGGTGTAGGGGGGAATTACTGGCTTGCGTGCGAACACACGGTTCCTAAGACGGACTCATTCTATATCCAGTTGAGTGTAGGCCATGAAGAAGGAGTGGGCACTAGGACAAATTACAATAGGATATCTCAATCCTGTGTAGTGCGTCGTCCAGATTTGGATTTGGCTCTCATATATATTGAGAAGTTCATACAAGTGCGGTCATTCGAAAATCTTATGAGTGACTCCCTACCAAGAGAAGGAAGTTGCTTGTCTTTGGTATTGGATAGCCCAGGAGACACTACGAACTATGTCAACGATGCTCCCTTTTATGAGAATACTATTATCAATGAGGATAAGAAGCGTTTAGTTGGCTATGATTATCGAGTTGCAGAAGGAACCTTTTCTGGTTTGTGTGGAACTCCCGTGTTTGCAGACATTGGTACTCAAAAGGTACTTTTGGGTATCCATAGCCATGGAAGGACAGGAACCTCTTATGGATTTGTGACACGCGTGAATAAGAGTGTGATCATGGACATGATAGAGGAGCATGGTAAACCTATGATGAGTGAGAGCAATGTGATTGTTG